AGCGGCGAAACCAAGGCGGGGTCAGTCTGTAGGGCTGTGTACTGTATATAGATACCCATTATAGTAGTCTCTATATCACGTTTGTAAGCAAGAAACCTGCAAACGGGTCTATTGAGACTATTGCATACTTGTTACTTACCCTTATCCAGTCTGAATTGATGGCTTCCTCACGCCACTTTTTTACCAGAGGATAACCTTTCCTCTGGAAATTATAAGCGAAAGAAACCATTTTCAGACCCGGATTAGGCGGGAGATAAATGGCTGAAGCGTAAGAGCTCCATACGTCTGAGGACGTAGGTGTGGTCTCAGGGGTGTCTGTTGCTGACTCCTCTGTAGTGTCCTTTATAGCTGACCCTACAAAGAGGTTTTGTACCCTGAAAAACTCCGCCAGTTCCTCATCAGAAACCATACCCGCTGATGTATACTTATAAAAGTCAAGTATACGGGGATTTTTTCGCAACTGGATGGCCACAGCCTCGTTGATGATAAGCGTATTGGCTTTTTTGCCTATCATCTGCCTTACTTTGTCTTTAGCCGTCTCCACATCATTTACAGGGTCTCCACCTGTTGATGTGTCACTCCATTTTGTTCCCGGCTGGTCTACCATTGAGGTAGCCCCTGAGCCCGTGCCGTCTCCGTAATTAGAGGTAGAGGCATAAAAAGAGGCCGCCTTTATCTCTAGGTCTTGGTCATTAATGTCTGTGCCGTACTCGGTGGTGTCTGCATCCATCTTTATCGGGTCATCAGCGTTATCTCTGTCCTCGTCTGTGACCTGTAGCTCATTAGCGTACTCTTTGCAGAGATACGCTGAGGAAGCTACTATTTTAAATTCCACTTGCTTACCCCTTGTACCAGCGGCTCTCTCTAAGTCATAGCTCTTGAGGTTTTGTTTTCCGTAAATAAAATATACATCTGAGTCTTTTGCCACAGGCACTATGGGGAGTGCCTTTTTCGCTATAAGGTTTTCGTTGTTATACCTTATGCTTATCTCTGTCAATGCTCTGTTTATGTGTATGTCTGAGGTCTGTGGGTTAGGCATTTTCTTTACCTGCCTTTCATTGTTTTTTAAAGTCACTAGAGCCTAATGGCCTAGTGTAAAAATAAATCTTAGCTGTGATACATTGGCCTGAGCAGTACCTCAATGATGTTGCCTACTGTGGTAGTGCCTGTGACTGCTATGCCCAGTATGTTATGCCCAGACAGAGTAGACTGCATCTGGACACATCCGTTTGTGTCACATTGTACCGCCGCTCCTCTGGTTACTGCCGCTCCTGTCACCACTTTGACTATGCCCTTTGTCACCACAGAGGCCTCATCTCCCGCTTTCGGCTTGTTATCAAGCACACCGATAGCAGAGCAGTCCGCATCTCCGATAACCACAGCCTCATCTGTATTGCTGTCTATCTTTACAAAGTGGTACTGTGAGCTAGACAGGTCTGCTGTGGCGTACATTGACAGCGGGGAAATACCCTGATACTGTTTAGTAATCATGTTTATTGCTCCTCTCTGTTTTTGGTTTTTACTGCTATTACTTTGAGGCTCTTAACTGCTTACCCGCTTTTATCAGGGCTTCCTTATACGGAAGATGAGAGGCAGAGGAAATCCTTACAGCCAATAGGTGTAAATCTATTCCCTCTATCTCTTTCCCCTTAGAGTGTTCAGCATATTTTTTTGCCTCAAGTAGTTTTTCCTCATCTGATATATCAACTACCTGCTCTTTGTCTTTGTCTGGAGTATGTGTCTTTAGCATTTCCTCAAATACCAACATCTTACTAGTTACTATGGTATTGAGGAATTTTATGAACATCTCTTTATTTGTTACCTCAGTCTCTTTGTCTCCCTCTTTGAATTTGATAACCTTCTCCTCAGCTTCAGTAAACTCTTTGGTAAAGGTCTCAATGTACGGGTCTAGAGCGGGTAACAAAATTCCCCTGTTCTTTTCCACAGTCTCTTTTATTTTCTCTGTGTACTGTTTTGTCTCCATGCTCCTGATTTTCTCTTTAAGCTCGGTTATCTTTGGGTCTACCTCAGCCTGTCTGGTGGCCTCTGCCTTACTCTTAGTTTCATCAGATATTCCATGAGCGTATATCCACCCACAGAGTTTTTTAGGAGAGTCTGTCTTGTCTTTTACCGCTGATGTGCATGAGTCAAACCAGCCCTTTGGAGGCTTCTTGTCATCTGCCATTTTATCCTTGTCCGGGTCTGTGTCTGCCTCATACTTGGTTTTCATATTGTCTATATCCTCTGGCTTCCAGTCCTTTGGCTCTCCAGCCTGTTTATCATCTGCAGAGGGCTTGTCTTTTTTCATAAACTCTGAGAGCTTGTCCATCATGTCTTTCTCAGAGGGTAACTGCTCATCTATGTCTTTCTTGTCATCTATGGTATATCCTAGAGCCTTCATAACAGAGGCCATGAGTCCTTTTGCTGTGGGCTTATCGGTTTTAAATGTCTGCTCTGTGCCATTGACACATTTACCGCTTTTCTCATCCCACACCATACCCGCAGGGCATATTTTCTGCTCCTCTGGCTTTGTATCTGATGTCTCTCCAGCGGCCAGTACACATTTTTGCTCCTCCTCATCCCACTTGTAAGAAGGTGGGCACTCTTTGGGCTTGTCAGAACCACCCATCCCGCCCTCAGCTGAGGCTGGGGCTTCTGTATCGTATTTTTTCATTTTATCAGCTGTCACTACCTCAGCCAGTACATCTGCATCTATCTCTGTCAGCTTGTTTGTCTCCATGTACGTCTTTACCGCATCAAAGCAACACGGCAATACACCTTTTACCTGTTCTAATGTCCACTTAGTACCCATTTTATAAGCCTCCTGTAAATCGTTTTCTGAAAACATAGCGTAAGCTATTTTTTCAGTATGATACTGGGCTATGATATCTCCCAGTCCCTTTACCTCTGGTGTGTCTGCTCCCAGCAAGGCCACAGCTCTCAGTACCCTGCCTATGTTTTCCTTAGTGACAGGGTGCGGGAAATCCTGATAAATTTCCGCTGATACATGTTTATATGCCCTCTTGTCAATAAGCTCATGGACCTGTTTAGGCACGTCTATCACATCACAGAAAATCTCATCTCCCACTCTGTACACGTTGCTGACATATCCCCCAGCTGGTAGCCCGTCACTCTGTAAAAGTTTCTGGTTTTCATCGTGCCCCAGCTTAATGGGTGGCTCTATAAAAGATGCCTTAATCAAAGCATTGGTATTTTTTACTATCTCATCTAGGTCATTGACAGTAAAAGTCTCCCCGTGCCATACTCCAGCCTTAAAGATGGGCATTGACATCACAGTAAAGAGCTCTCCCTCATAATCTTTTTTCCTTTGCTGTTTTTTCTCATCCTCATTACCCATAGGCTGGTTAATATGCACATCTGAGGCCACAGGACTAGAAAACTTACTGCCCCAGACCCCCAGAGATATCTCACGCCTTGCTCTGGACTCGCTCCAACCCTTTTCCTTCATCAGCTCTTTTACCATCCTGTTAAGTTCTTTTTTGTTTGCCATTGGTGACCCTTATTTATAGCTGGTGGTGGCTGTACCTGTATTTGTCCCAAAGTCTATATACAAAGTATTGGCTGGTGTGTTATTCAGAGATATCCTATATGGTGTGCTGTACAGTAGTATATATCTCCACATGACTGAGCCCAGATACACCTTAACTACTGCGGGTGTGGTGGTAAGATAGTCAACACTAACCCAGTTTACATAGCGGGTAGGGTTTAAAGTGCTGGGGGTGGGTACGGCCAATACTTTCCCGCTCACAGGAGTGGCTATTGAGTACAGAGCACCCTGAGAGGCTGACATATATGCCACAGATGAGCCTGTAAGTGAGCCATAATTAATGGTGTAAGACTTTGAGTACAGTCCACCCATATCTATTGTCTCTGGCACTAATGTCACATTAACATATTTTACAGCCACACCTGCGGAGTTTAATACCTGTATGGCCGCTGGTGTGTTGTCAAAGGTATCCACTACAATTTTGTCCAGCGTTCTATTGGCTAAAATATTTGAGGGTGTGGGCACTATCACTACTGACCCTGTGGCAGGAGTAGGCTGATAAAATAACTGGCTGTTACCAGCTGTGGCATCATTTATAACTGTCTTTGACGTGCCTGTGTTTTTCCCATAATCAATGGCCATAGATGGGAGGGCGTCATTGCTCATATTGATGGTAAAGGGTACTGTGTAAATTTCCACATGTCTTTTTACTGTATAGGTATTACTCATCACATCTATAGTACAGGGAGTGTTTGAAAGGCTGTCTATGGTAATAAAACTTACTTTTTTTGTAGAATTAATTCCCCATGATGTAGGGAATATTACCACCTTTCCGCTCTGTGGGGTAGGCTGGAAAAATACATTACCATTATAAATCTGAGTGGGAGTGTAGGTGGGTGTGGGTGTGGCTGTATATGTCTTTGTTATCGTAGAAGTTATGGTTCTTGTATTTGTGGGGGTGTTTGTGAGAGTGGGAGTGAGTGTCAGGGAGCTCTGATAAATGGCTGTCTGTGTAGCCGCCACCGCTGTGGCCGTCTGGTCTGCTGTAGCTAGTGCCAAAGTGCTAATGCTGAGAAAAATTCCTGCAATAAAAAAAAGTTTTAAAAAAGTTTTCATTGTTTTACCCCCTGTGGAGTGTTTGAGGCTGGGTCTGTGACCTGAGCCTGAGTATCAGGGCTCTGTACAGAGCTCTGTGTAGGTCTGGTAAGGTGATGGTATATGAGTCCTATTGCATTGAGCACTCCCACTATGAGACTAGCGTATACAGGTATCATGGTGTTAATGGTGTTTACTGTGTTTGTTATTGCCTGAGCTGTGGTGGTTACTTGAGCTACGTCTACCATTTTTCTGTCTCCTGATTTTGGGTATAAAAAAATAAGAGCCTCACACTCTTTACTGTGCCAGAGCTTATTGGCTCTATGACCCTCATTGAGAGTATGTGGCTCTTACTTGACTAAAATATACACCTGAGTATTATCAATGTCAATAATTATTTTAAAAAATCTGCTCTTACTGACCGGGAGCTCCAAAACCCTCATCAGGGTCACAGCTCTTTGGCGGGGCAGAACTCTCCTCATACCCTTCCTGAGCTGACACGGGAATTAATAAACATCTGCAATTATATCCCATAGGTGGAGTGTGGTTATCCCACACAGGCGAGGTGGTGGAGTATATCTTACTGTCCATACAAGCATGATTAGGCCTCACCCTGTCATCCAGTATGGCTGAGTACTGGTAAGCCACCACATACCCCTCAAGCTCAGGGCTCTCAAAAAACATTTTTCTCCCCTCGTTCATGGCCGCTGTAGTGTTTGTCCTTATCACGGTCTCCAGCCTATAGCCCTTATATGTCTCATCCCCCGCCTCTGCCACATCATAGTACTTTGAGGCTGAGTCCTGTATCTCATTTACAGTATCTCTCAGAGTAGCTCCTGTCTTTATGGCATTATAGAGGATTTGTTTTATGTTATTCTCAATGCTGGTTTTCTCCACTCCTGCCATCGAGAAGCTCTGGGCATCAAACCACGCTAACGCTTCTTGGGGATTTATCTTTCTCAAGTCTATGTCATACTGAAATTTGAATATAGCCCCCTCTGAGTACTTGCCTGAGCTTCTTTTTTTCTTAATTATCTCCTGTCTTGCTCCCCTCTGTGCATATCCAAAAGTGTCCACTAGGCATTGATTAAAAAGGTCTTTGAGGTCTCCTGTGGCCATGAAAGATAGAGACTTTATACTGTTAAAATCTTTGTTTTCAATTATTTGGTTCCTCTGTATTGCGCGTATCATGTCCTCTATCCCGCCTCTTACCATCTTTGAGGCTGACATTACATACCGCTCCTCTATGCTCTTGGATGTCTGGACTATCTCAATAAAATCTGTCTGCTCCTCATACTTGGTATACTTACGTCTCATCACGCCTGTAAAAATCTTGTCAGCGTATATATTTATCTCGGAAAATTCTGAGCTGTTAACTGCAGGGGCGGGGGTATCCTCTGGTGGTTTTGGTGTCTTGGCATCCAATACAACCTGACTGGGAGCGGTATCTACATCTCTGGCAGGGAGTTTAAACCGCTCTCTCCATATTTCCTCATCCTCAGATGTGGGCTTAAATACTTTTGCATCCACGCCTTTGACATAGGCGTTAAACATTTTTTCTGTATCCTCTTGTACCAGAGGTTTAAACCGGAAATGAGGATATTCCTCTACGTCTGTAAAGTTATAATCCACCAGCCTTTTGATTAACTGTTGATTAACGGCCTTCTCCCCCACATCTGCCCCTAAATGTTCCTCGTAGAAAAGTAGTATGTCAAATTTAACTTTATCAGAGGCATAGGCATGACCGCCTGAGCTACTGTCATCTCCTAGTGTCTGTCCTAAGACTTTTTTTCTTATCTGCTGGTTAATGTAATTGAGCGTAGCCAAATAAACATCAGAGCTACCTTTTGAGGCCTCTGCTATCTGGTACTCCACCCCCTCAGGCAGTATAAACCCTGTCTCATAGCGTATCTGTTTTAAAATATTTAAAAGATACTGCCTTGTCCCTGCATCTGGCTCTCCTACGGTTTTAAACACAGGGAAGGGATGCCCAAATTTTTCTATATAGATACCCATAGCTCTGGTAATGACCTGCTTTATGTACCACAGGTCATATAAAGCCCTTATGCGAGAGATGCCCCAGATGTTCTCATACCGTTTATTGAAAGAGTAAATTATAAACTTATCTATAGGGTACTGCTTACCATAGTCTACAGTAGATATGTTTACAATACCATTAGGGAGCAGGTTATCAAAGTCATCCGTCCAGAGGTTAAAGTACTTCGGATTTTTGCTTTTTATATTCCTTACTCCTATCTTGCCTTTATACTTTTTGTACTGAATTATTTCCCAGACTATTTCATTGAGAGAAGCTCCCAGCTCCACCCCCCCCATTATTTCCCTGAGGTCATCATCAAAAGAGCCCTCAATGTTTTCCAAATTCCACTCCACAAAGTCCCGTATCATTTTATCTCTCTCGCTGTCTGAGGCGGCCTCTATCTCCCATCCTGAGGAGAGCCTGATTAATTTCAGCTCATCTACAGTAGACTCTATCTCGGGGTCTAGCAACATGCGATTTAACACGTCAATTTTTTTCTTGGTAAGAAGCTCATCAGGCATATAAGGGACTAGCTTGAGTCTTTTGTAGATAGCCCCCTCATCTACAGCTAACTCGGTCTCAAGAAAAGGTTTTTTGTCCTTTACGCTGAGTCTGTCTTTTACCTGATACAGTTTATCAGTCCAGCTGTATTTTTTTACAGCTCCACCCTTGTCTGATGCCTTTCCTCTGCTCTTGCTTTTAGTTTTAGCCATAATTTTTACCCCTTGTCTTGTGTAAAGTCTGGAAGCCCATACTCCACACTATTTTTTATAGTTTCTATAACGTCTGATATACCGCCAGTCTCTTTATTAAGTTCAAAGGCGTTTACACCTTCCACAGCCTTCTCCATGTCCTTTACAGCCTCATCTACAGAGTTTCCCAGCCCTATAACAGAGCAGACTGAGGTCATTCCTTCTATGGGTGGAATAAAATACTTGTCTCCCATTTTTAACATGGCTCTGAATTTTATTCTATTCCTGAGTTTCTCATCTACATCTACATTGAGCCAGTTATGCCCAGCCCAGTCTGAGTCAAAACATACGCCACAGCCATACTTATAGGCTGGGATAAGGTCTATGAGCTGACCCCCAGCGGCACTCCAGATAAACTCTGCTAGGTTACTCCATATCTCCGTGTGCAGGGCAGACCCTACGGGCATGGGAGCTCTTACTGTGGGGTCTATCAAATATCCTTTTCTGTTCTTGTCCACTATCAGCTCTGTGCTCCATAATGTTCTGGCACTCATCTGCGAAAAGAAGGGGGAGAGCTTGTCATTAATAATTTTCACGGGCTCAGGCAGGTTATCTGTGGCTTCTACCTTGCCTATGTATCCAGCTCCCTTTCTCTCATAGCCCCACATGGAGTAATTAGGATATTTCCCATCAACTACAAAGGTGTCCACACCGGGCTCAATGCCCTGTATCTTTTTCTCTAGGATAAACTCTATCTCATCCTGTCTAGCTCCCAACTCTACTGCCAGTCTGTCCAGATATATTTTAGCTGAGTTATAATCTTTGGCGTAAAAGGTCTCAATATCTCCCCTGAAGGTATTGAGCTTTACATAGTAATCCCCGCTCTCTTTTAAAGCGGCCTCTAGTCCTTCCAGCCCCTTTACTATCTTGGTGTCCTGAGTGGGAAGTCCGCTAGTCCTTTGTATCTCTCGGCCATACTCCCTGTCTGTCTCCAGAGTCTCAGAGAGACCCGCTCCAAATACTCTCTTTCCCTTGTCCCGCAGGTACTCCACCATGTCTCTGGAGTAAGTGTCAAAAAAACAGATTAAATCAGCCTGAGGCACATAGTCCCAAAAATAGTCCACCTTATAGACTCCATACTGCTCCAGCCCCCTTCCTACCTGAGCCTTAGCTGACTTAGGAAAAGCATCAGGCCAATTTGTATAGTAGTACACTCTCCCAAATTTTTCAGCCAGTTTTAAAACCAGCTCCAAACACAGGCCAAAGTCATACACTAAACATATTTTCTCTTTTAGATTATCCATATCAGTCACTTATCCTCTCAAGTATTTTTGTCATAGCTTCTTTATTGCCTACAGCCAGATACTCAGGTGTGATGTATTTATTACATATAACTTTCATGTCCCTGTACCTGTCTATGGAAATTGTGGGCATGTCTCCCATTAAGCTCTCTAAAAGCTCATTGTACTTTGAGTCTCCCATAAAAAGGAAATAGGGAGTTTCTCCAGTCTCTTTCTTATGGCTGTCTATGAGGTCTGTTATCTGTGTCTCTATATTGACCCTACCCATTTTTAATCAGCTCCATATCCACTCTGATTTTCATTAGATACCCTTTTTTAAAAACTCCATACCTCTTTGACATTACCATGCAGGAAGACCCTTCCTCTGCCGCCTTTACTCTCTTCTGGTATATCAGCGTGTTAATATTCTTGTCCATGTCTCGGCCTATCTGTTCAAAGATGTCTTTTTTTATACTGTTTATAGTCTGCTTTAGCATTTACTCCACCTGCCTATACCCAGTAACAGTCCAGTTCCCATTTTGACCTATGGTAAAGGTGTACTGAGAATTTTGGTTTATAGCGTATGCTGTGTAAGTGGGGTTACACCCAGTCCCCCCAGCTGTGCCTGTTATTCCACATCTAAAAGGGCAGGTAAAACCGCTGAGGGTAATTGTCTGGCTGGTATGGAAAGCGTCAGGCGTAAATGTACAGTAGTGAGGCAGTCCTGTGTTATCCAGATAAGTATAATTTACTTGGCATTGATTAAAACTATCCACCTCATACATAACTGACCCGCTCCACGCCGTAGGAGATGGCTGAGGAGCAGTAGGATTTCCGTTCTTTTTACTGGCACAGCCAGACTCAAAGAGACCCAAGAATACCATTAAAATAAACACACCCAGCATTACTCCCACAGCCGTGTACATTTTTCTGTCCATGTCAGTCTCCTCTCAAAGATTTTTCATGCTAAAGTTATCTAGGTCTCTCATGCTCAGTCCTATCTCCTCAAATTCAGCCAGAGCTTTATCTTTCTGCATAAAATCATTAGTCATAGTGCCTATGCTCTTGGTGGCAAAAGTCATTGAGAGAGCATCTGCCTCATCAGGGCTATCATACCCGCTTATAACCATTTCCTCTTTAGGCTGTATCTGTATCTCGCCTGAGGAGTTAATTTTAAATTTGATGTGCCTGAGCTGTTCTATGAGAGCCTCATTGTTATTTATTTTCCCGCCCTCTTTTATCCAGACCCTCAGAGACCAATAAACCTCTGCTCTTTTGTTCTTGTATTTCAGTTTACTGCCCTTAATCACTCCGGCCTTACCACCGGCTATAAAGGGATTAATAAAATACTTTTGCTCTCTCAGTCTGCTGGTAACTCCCCCACCTATACCCGTATCATCCACCGCTATGTCTCCCATAGCTATGCTAAACTCCTCAGATGTCCTTATAGCCATTCCTACCACGCTCATAAGCTCTGGAGTCTTTACGCTCTCTTGTATTATCGCCTTGCTCCCCTCTCTTACAGCTACAACAGTCTTATTTCCGCCCCTGCCCACATCTATACCAGCCTTCTTGCCTTTGGCCTTTGGGTCTATGGATATGGAGCTCACGGCTTCCTCTAATTCTTTGTCTGTCAATAACAGCTCCCAGCCTTTCTCATCCACGATGTTCCCGTCAGGAAATTTACACTCATAGAAAACGTCAAAGAATAATTCCTTACGCATCTCCTCTATAAACTCAGGGGTAAACCTTCCCTCTTTGAGGGCTTCCTTGTAATCAAAATAAATCTTATAGTACTTCTTATCCTGAGTGAGAGTTTTAAAAAAGTGGTTTCTCTTGAGCGGATTAGCGGCCTCCAATATAAAATTCTCTTTGTGCCCACCTACCATCCTCTTAATGTAGCTGTATGTGTCATTATCCATGAGTACAGAGTCATCAATGTAAATATTTTTACCGCCCTCTCCCAGAAGGCTCTCCCCCACCCGCCTTTTATTCCTGTTCTCGGCTGAGATACAGACTACTGAGCCACCTCGCCTGAAAGTTATTTTATCCCCACGCCTCTCTCTCCTGAGCTTCTCAAGAGAGCCACCTATTTCCAACTGTGAGGTAAAAATAGGGTCATCAAAAAGGTGTGTAATAACTTGGCTCATAATAATATTAGCTTTAGCCTGAGTGCCACCAATTATTACATGCTTTTCAGCCTTGCAGACTGCAGGTATAATAATTCCACAGCCTACAGCTGTGCTCTTGCCATACTGGGTAGGAGCACACACCACTACCCTGTTATGTCTCTGTGTGCCTATCTCGTTAATTATCTCATGTTGTCTTGGGGTAAAAACAAGCTGGTTACCATTCTCATCCTTAAAAAGCGGTTTAAACATGTCAATTACTTTTTGTTTTTCTGTAGCCAAATTATTTTGGGGCATTGTCACTACCCCCTGATAATATTTTTCCAGCTATGTCCAGTAGCTTATCTATCTTGGCAGTAGTACCTGCATCAGGGGAGTGCTCTACCTTTTGGATGTTAACCCATTGGCCTTTTCCCCTGTTAACCATGAAAAAAAAGAGAGAGGCCTCTTTGCCTCTCTCGATATTCCTTTTCAGCTGTGACTCAGCCCAGTCCATTGTTTCCTCTTGAGCCTCATCAATAGCCTCTTGAAAATCCTTATCTTTTTTTATCCACTTGTAATACGCAGGGCGGGAGATATTGATGGCCTTACAGCTGTCTGTGACATTGCACATATTCAGCTTATAAGCCTCAATAAATTTTTTCTTTTTAGCGTTCATAGGCAGGACTCTGAGAGTTTTTTATTAGTGCATACTTGGATAACCATATAGTTGACCGCCTTTGATGAGAATATATACCCAGAGAGGAGTAAAGTCAATAGTTTTCATAGAGAAAAATGACTTGAGAGGCTTTGTAAGGCTTAGAGTGTACTATGGTAAAGAGAGTGTTAGAACAGGGTAGAGTCAGGGGTGTTACTGCCTTCTTTTGACATAAAAAGGTCATTTACAGAGTCTTTTAATACATATTCCCCCTGTTTCCATGCTGGGGCTATATACATGTCTAGATCTACTTCTGTAGAGGCTAGTACTACGTCTGGGGCGGACTGTCTTAAATCGTATTTAATATATACCTGTTTCTGGGCTGGTCTGAGTATGACAAGGGATCTCTCTAGAAAAGCCTTCCAGTTAATTATCTCATCCCGGCCATTGTAATTGTTTACTTTCCCTATTTTGTAGGTGTCTATATAGGGTAAAGTCATTTTTATAAGCTCTAAAGACTGTACTGGGTCTATAACTGGCTCAAAACTAGCCCATGTCTTTATGCCTTCTTGGTGTAGATGTGCTAGGGTCTCTAGTCTGTCAAGAGGCAAGGCGGCCTCTGGCTCATAAAAAAGGCTGTCTGTGTTATTGCTAAAGGTAAGAGTAGCCCCCACCTGTATGTGGTCTTTATAGAGCTTAAACAGAGCCAAGTCTTTCATACACGCCGCCCCGCCCTTAGTCAGTATGGCTACAGGCAATTTCCCCAGAGCGAGGGATAAAAATTCTCTTGTCATACCTTCCTGAGCCTCTGCCCTGTTATATGGGTCTGAGGTAAAAGATAAGAGTACCTGCTTGTCTGTGTATGCCATTTTATCTATTTCCCGCTCCAGCTGATGTGTAGGGTGTTTGCGGGGATATACTGAGGCTTTAAATGAGTCCCTGTCCATGTGTAGTATGGGTGGCACGTAACAATACACACACCCGTGATTACATCCTGTATATGGGTTATATGCTAGTGGGGAGTACTCTCTGGCCTTGCCTTTGGGCTCATAAATTAAACTCATTGGTTTCTCCTCTGTTTTGTAAGTGTAGTATACTATAAAATCTTTTGTTTTTCCAGCCTATTCCGTAGATGGCGTATTATGTAACAGCTCTTTCTGATAACTTATCTGAGTCCTCAATGCGTCTTGCTTATGGCTCATAGTTCTACCCAATCTTACCAGCATATCTAACACTCCCTGTCTGTCTCTACACTTACCATCCACCACATTATTAAAAGCCTTAGCGGGGAAATTGGTTATGCGTTCATACTTTTTATCTGCCAGTATCTCCTCTGTGACCTCTGCTATTTTCTGTGTCAAATAGTTTCTAGCCTGACCCTCTAGTGTGCCTACAAAAACCTCTCGGCCTGAGATAATAGACAACATCTCACAGGCCGCCTCTGAGTCATTGGTAGGGGTGGGTCTCCCTGCTATGTTCAGAGTCTCATCTATAAAGGGCTTGTTTTTAAAAAACCAGTTCTCATAGGGAGTACTCAGCTCTTTGTCTATCTCCATCTGTATTTTATTCTCCCCACAGCCATCACAGTCCTCTGCTGTGACGCTAAATAGCTCACAGTTTATATATTTATTATATTGACATTTCATATAGCCTCCTCTCGCATATTCTTTACCCGCTTACGCTTCTTTATGTACATTGTTTTCTCCTTAATGGTTGATATTCCTTGAATGTTTTTTTCATGAACATTGGCTTCATATTGCACGCCTCCTCACTCAAATTTATTCCACACATATCCGGACAGTTATTACAAAATCCCAAATATGTCTTGTCATTATACACACTTGCCAATACATAAGATTTTAAAAACTTTACTTTTTTAACATTAATTATTTTATTAATAACAAAATAATTGTTAATGTCTGGACGAAATATAGTATCTATGACCTTTTTATTTTTAAAGAGACCTTCCTGTATCTTTCCCCGAATGTTTCCATCAAAATTATTTTTATTAAAATCAGACGAAACTATTCTTAAAACAGAATTGCAATAGGGCTTCAGTCTGTTGTATTGCTTTAGTCTGTGTTCTATTTCCATGTCCTCAGACCCAATAACACTTTTAACATATTCAAATTCAACCTTTTCTTTAAATAGCGTTTCGTTTATCATTTTTTTCCCGCCTCCCGCCGTATCGGACGGCTCGTCACCTGACCTGTTATTCCTTTTTTTTTGCATTTAGGACCAGCCCATTTAAGCGAACAATGCACACATGCTTTATCCCCCAAATGGGCCAGTTCAAAGCAAGTTGCTACTAACACAATCTTGTCCTTCCCCGCCTTCTTGTCTCTCAGCATGGCTTGCTCTCCGTACTTGTCAACCACCGCCCACCCGTAGCGTGTCATAGGTCAGTCTCCCTGTGTAAAATTTATAAATTTCATAATGGCTTTTATTTTGTCGTTCCTCATATCTACATACTCCCCCGTGTCATGTGCTTTTCTGTGTCCTTGCCTCTCTGCTAGTTGTACATTTTCTAGGTCATACCTGAGCTCAGGATGAGCTTTTTTCCCTTTTATGTGTGAGAGGTCTAGATTTTTATAACTATCTACAATGCTCAGACAGTCATATCCCGTATAAACCAGCCAATAAATAATACAGAGCAGATTTTTCAGCCTGTCATCTCTCTCCTCTGCTGTAAGTGTGGACTGTGTGGCCTTTGTGGTAGTCTGTATAAATCCCTCTGGGTACTTGTTAGGCTTTACGTGTCTCATATTTTACTCCTGCAAGAGTTTTTCTAGCACTATTTTTATTGCCTTACCATAAGCATAGAGTATGTGGGGATTTTCTGAAAATACATGGTAAAACATTACCTCTATACTCTCCTCAGTTTTCTCTAAAAGTTTTTTCTTTAAATCTGCCTTGCCTTCCACCCTTCCCAGCTTATACTGTTCTTGCCTCTCTCTCACCTGCTCTACCAGTCCCATTAGTCTCTCCCTTCTGTTTTTGGTATCTCAAATTCATAGGGGTTAAATTGTATTTTCTCACCCCGTACCACGAGACAGGCAATACACTTGCCTCTCTTTTTTATTGCCTGACCCTGCTCTGTCATTTCAGAGTACTCTTTGTGACAACAGGGGCACTCATATTTGTTTATCATAGCTTACCTCTTTTTTTTTCGGAGAGGTCTCAGAGTCTCAATAGCTCCTATGCCTAGTACTATCTCCACTCCTGACCTCTCCCTGATTTAAAATGCTGGTGTATCATCCTCACTTAATTCCTGAGCCGCTTTTATCTGCCTGTAGCTCTCCCAGTTAAAGTGTACTATTATCCCCTGCTGTGCCATCCTGTCTAGTATGGCTTCTGCGTTTTTGTCTCCCACCAGTTTAGGCAGGGTAGTCCAGTCATAATTGGTAATAATTATTACTTGCTGTTTGTAATCTATTTTATGATTTAAAATCTCAAACAGAGAAGCCATCTTACCTTCACTCATAGCCCCAGCCTTCTCAAACTCATCTACAATCAGCAGGTCACAGGCCAAATACTTATAAATAGCCCCCTTCTCTCTAAGCACATCACCAGCACACTCATTAAGCATGGTAAAAGCTGAGGTGTAGACGGCTGTATATCCTAGATAGAGCTTATCTTTCATAACGGCAGAGGCCACATGCCCCTTACCTGTCCCGGCTGACCCATAGAACACCAGCCACTTATCAGCATTGGCCTTTATTGTCTCAATAGCCGCCTTCTGGCTGGGATCATAGATGTTATAATTAGACCATGTCTGCCCTATCTGTACAGGTGTCAGGTCTACTAAACTGGGGGTAAACTTGGGGGTAGGGGTCTTTTTCTCTAAATCCTCAAATTCCAGCCAAAACTTTCTGGCTATCTCAGGCTCATAGAGGTTATACTTTCTATCCACACACACTATACAGTCTTTATAGTGTTTTCTCCTGACTACTATGAGCCTCCCTTTTGTGGCCATATCTATGTTATTGCTTATTATTATTGTCATTTATTTACCCCCTGCCATTTTAAGGCTTTTCCTCTGGAGTAGATCCATAGCCTTAGTTGTATTTGTTTTACAGGCCTTTTCAAAGTCAGTCCCAGCTGTGGGGTCTGATATTTTATTAATCTCTTTAAGCAGAGTAGTTACTGTATAACCCCTTTTATCTATGAGGTATATATCATTACTCTGCAGAAAAATATCTATTTTGGACTTTAGCCCATCTTTTCCAAAGACTTTCAGCATAGTACTAAGGTGTCCATCATCAGACCCATAGAGCCACATGTATTTACCGTGCCCAGTTTCCTCATGTCTGGCTATAAAATACTGCCTAATCTCATCAAATACCCCTGCCTCAAATACCCCTTTCTTTTTCGTTTTTCTGGTAGTACTAGTACTTGTATTAGTATTTATATTTATATTCTTATTTATATCCAGTTTTAAAATGCTTTGGAAGCCTTCCAAAGGCTTCTCTATGCTTAGGAAATCCTTAATAAAATCAGGGCATTTATCTAATTGACTGCTTACGGCTGATTTTATGTTATCATTGCTTAATTTGTTAAATTTGTACCTATTCTTGACACATACCCACCCATCTCGGTACATAGCCCTGCCATCCTTTTCAAATTTCTCAAAGTATTTTAAGATGGTTTTCACATCCAAGGACAAATAAGCCGCCAGTACCACAAGAGTGGTTTTATACACCCCTGAAATAGTGGACGGAGGTATGGTTATCAGATGTAAAATAAAGGCTCTTTCCTCAAAACTACATTTTTCTACAAAATAAATATCTTTATAAAAATCATCATTAACCTGCTTGAGGTTACCCACGATTTTCTCCCTTGTTAGAAAAAAATACAGGGCTCTGTGCCTTCGGCAGAAGGTTATAGGGGGGAATTGAGAAAATACTTACACAGAGCCCTGTTAGTTTATTAAAATTATTTTTCATTTGCATTGGTGATTTACCTTCTGCCTTTAAAGTTTTTAACCACCTAGAGTATAACCGGAAATTCTTGCTCTTGTCAAGTACTTATTTTTCTGCATGTTCTTTTTTATACTGCTCACAAAAATCTTTTACTGAACAGTAATACTCACAGCGTTTAGCCTCTCCTACTCTTGTCTCTATGAAAAGCCCCTTTTTTCCCGCTATGTGTTTCTCTGCCTCAGGGAGCTCCTCGTAGACT